GCGCTGATCTGTCCTGCTATTTATGAGCGGGCGGCGATTCGTTGCCGCCACCTCATCCCGCCGTGAAACTAACGCCATGAATGAACAACTCGCAGAAATTCAGCGCCTGTTGCGCAACCTGATCCGCATCGGAACCGTGTCGGCCGTCAACCTTGACGGCGGGCTGTGCCGTGTCGATACGGGAAAAAACACAACCGGCTGGCTGCACTGGCTGAGCGCCCGCGCGGGTAAAACCCGCTCCTGGAATGCGCCGTCAGTGGGTGAGCAGGTGCTTGTGCTGTGCCTCGGCGGCGAACTCGATACCGGCTTTGTGCTGCCGGGTATTTTCTCTGATGACAACCCGGCTCCGTCGGCCTCGGCCGATGCGCTGCACTGGTCATTTCCTGACGGCGCGGTGATCGAGTACGAGCCGGAAAACGGCGCACTGACCGCAACTGGCATACAGACGGCAACCATCAAAGCGGCGGTAAAAATCCTGTTCGACTCGCCGGAAGTGGAATGCACAACGCTGCTTAAAACTGCGCAGCTGGAAGTCACTAAGGGCGGCACGATGAAAGGCGACGTGACGCATACCGGCGGCAGTCTGTCCTCAAACGGCAAGGTGCTGCACTCGCATATCCATCCGGGCGACAGCGGCGGCAAAACGGGAGCGCCAGTATGACAACCGCAAAATATATCGGCATGAACCGGGAAACCGGCGGCGCGCTGACCGACCTTGATCATATCCGGCAGTCGGTGCGTGACATTCTGCTGACCCCGCTCGGCTCCAGGGTGATGCGTCGCCAGTATGGTTCGCTTTTATCCGCGCTGATTGACCTGCCGCAAAACGAGGCGCTGCGCCTGCAGGTTATGTCGGCCTGCTATCTGGCAATTCTGAAGTGGGAGCCGCGCGTAAAGCTGACCGCCATCAGCTTTGAGTCGGATATCAACGGCGCAATGGTGGTTGAGCTGTCCGGCAACCGCACCGACAGCGCGCAGCCTTTTTCCTTAACCGTTCCTGTGAGCTGAGACTATGGCAACTATCGACCTGAGCCAGCTGCCCGCGCCTGACGTGGTGGAGGCGCTGGACTATGAAACCCTGCTGGCCGAGCGAAAGGCGGCGCTGATTTCCCTATATCCTGCTGACCAGCAGGAGGCCGTTGCCCGCACGCTGACGCTTGAATCAGAACCCATCGTTAAGCTGCTGCAGGAAAACGCTTACCGCGAGCTGATCCTGCGCCAGCGCATCAACGAGGCGGGACAGGCGGTAATGGTGGCGTATGCACTGGATGGCGACCTTGACCAGCTCGGCGCAAACAATGGCGTAACCCGCCTGACGATTACTCCGGCCGATGATACAGCCATACCGCCGACCCCAGCAGTGATGGAAAGTAACGATGATTTCCGGCTGCGCATCGCCTCCGCCTTTGAAGGGCTGAGCGTGGCCGGGCCGACCGGTGCATATGAGTATCACGCCAGAAGCGCGGACGGCCGCGTAGCCGATGCATCCGCCATCAGCCCGTCGCCTGCAGTGGTTACGGTGACAGTGCTCGCGCGTGAGGGCAGCGGCGTGGCCGGTGGTGATTTGCTGGCCGTGGTTAACGCTGCGCTCAATGACGAAGACGTGCGCCCGGTTGCAGACCGGGTGAGCGTGCAGTCAGCGAAGATTGTCAATTATGAAATCGAGGCCGAGCTGTACCTCTATCCGGGGCCGGAAGCCGAACCGATCCGCGCCGCCTCTGAGGCAAAGCTCGCCGCCTTTGTCAGCGCACAGAAGCGCCTCGGCCGCGACATTCGCCTGTCTGCGCTCTATGCCGCCATGCACGTTGAGGGCGTGCAGCGCGTCAACCTTATCAAGCCTTCTGCTGACGTGGTGCTCGACAAAACGCAGGCCGCTTACTGCACAGGCTACACGCTGACCGTGGGAGGCTCGGATGAGTGATCGCCTGCTGCCGACCGGCTCATCAGCGCTTGAGGTTGCCGCCGCTGAGGCGCTGGCAAGCCCCGGCGCGATGAGCGTGCCGCTGCGCCAGTTATGGAATCCGCAAACCTGCCCGGTGGAGCTTCTGCCCTATCTGGCGTGGGCGTGGTCAGTTGATCGCTGGGATTCAGCCTGGCCGGAATCGACAAAGCGCGCCGTGGTTACCGCCTCGCAGTACGTGCACCGGCACAAGGGCACGATAGGTGCTATCCGGCGCGTCGTTGAGCCGCTGGGCTATCTCATCAGAATCATTGAGTGGTGGAAAACTAACGAGACGCCAGGCACGTTCCGGCTTGATGTGGGCGTCCTTGATACCGGCATTACCGAGGAAATGTATAACGAGCTGGAGCGCCTGATAGCGGACGCGAAGCCATGCAGCCGTCATCTTATCGGCCTGTCAATCAATCTGGATGCGAACGGCGCGCTGCCGATTTCAGTTGCCAGCTATAGCGGGGATGAGCTGACAGTTTATCCCTACACCCCTGAACTTATCAGCGTCGGCGGGCCGGGTTATTCCGGCGTGGCGGTGCATCTTATTGACCTGACGGAAGTGAGCGCATGACGACAAAATATTTTGCCCTGCTGACCAATCAGGGCGCGGCTAAGCTGGCGAACGCCGCCGCGCTCGGCACAAAAGTGAATATCACATCATTAGGAGTCGGGGACGGTGGCGGCACGCTGCCGACACCTGACGCGGCGCAGACTAAGCTCATTGGCGAGAAGCGCCGCGCGCAGCTTAATTCTCTGACCGTTGACGCGGCAAACAGCAGCCAGATTATTGCAGAGCAGATTATCCCGGAAAGCGAAGGCGGATTCTGGATCCGCGAGATTGGTCTGTATGACGCCGACGGCGTGCTGATTGCCGTTGCTAACTGCCCGGAAACCTATAAGCCCCAGCTGGCTGAAGGTAGCGGCCGCACGCAGACCGTGCGCATGATTTTGATAGTGAACAGTACAACGGCCGTGACGCTGAAAATTGATCCATCAGTCGTGCTGGCAACGCGCAAGTATGTTGATGACGCGGTGATCGAGGTGAAGGCTTACGCTGACAGCGTAATGAAAAGTCATACCGATGCTAAAAACCCACACAGCCAGTACCTGCAGATCGCAAGCGCCCTGGCAGAAATCAAAGACGCCGGGCTGGTTGCTGACGTTCTCAAAAACCTCGGTTTAGGCGAAGCCGCGAAACGCGCCGTCGGCGCTGGCGTAAACCAGATCCCGGACATGTCCACTTTCACTTTTTCCCGAAACGGGCAAAACGGCTGGGATGCGTTACCCAACGGTATGATCAGGCAGTTTGGAACAGCGACGCTGGCACCCGTGGGCAACTTTAATAAGCAGACTATTGGCGGCGTTGATTATTACACCCACTATTACCGCGTCGCTTTTCCGAGGCAGTACCTGAATGCGCAGGTTTCCACGAATGCCACGCTTGCCAGCCCGGCCTACACGGTTCAGGGGTCAATGGCAGGTCGGACGCTGGCTATTCATCGTGATACCGACACCGGTAGCGACGTGTCAAAAACGCGATTTACCGTGGCGTACACAACGCCCGTTCTCGGCGAAGCGCCGACCGTTCATTTTGAATCAATAGGGTACTGATATGAAAAACATGCTTTTTAGTCCGGGCGCGGTTGGTTTTTTCCTTCAGGACATGAATGCCCCAGCTGATGCTGTTGAAGTATCAGCTGGGGTAGAGGCGTTTTTACGGCAGGCAATTATATGGGGCGCGGAAGAGTTTCATTTTTCAGGGCAATCTGTATCTGTGGCATATCCCGCTCACCTGAAGGAATACGCCACAGATAATAATGCGCCTACGCAATACCCGGAGACGCAAGCCACTTAATTCTAAGGGGGAATAAATTCAAGCCATCTTGCAGACTGCAATCAAGAAAGTACCGGCCAGTCTATATCTGGCCCGTCTTCAGGATTTATTGCTGCCACTGCGTCTATATAATCAAGGGCCGCATTGAGCTTTACGCTTTCTGTTTCGGTGAGCTTTCTTCCGGCCTGAAGTTTGAGCTGAATAACGCTCACTGACAGCATGGCGGCATCTGTCAGAGCCTGCTTTTTTTGCTGTACCGTGGCGACCATTTCATCATGTGATTGCGGCGGAATGTCCACCCATGCAGGCAGCCCGTCTGCAACCCCTACAGTTTTTCCGGCAGGGGGTGTCTGGTTAAATTCCTCGTAAACCTCATCAGAGATTTCAGTGTAAGTTTCCGGCCATGTTCCGGCGTTTTCATAATCTGCTTTGTCTGAAAGGCGATAAAAAGCGTTCAGAACAGGCGGGCTGTATTTATTGTTTACCGCTGAGAAAATGTAATTCATGCCTTTATCTTCCTATCGCAAATGCTGAAAGCGCGCCAGCAAGAGAGCTGACGCCCGAAGTGATTGAGCGCATCTGCCCGACGATATGTTTAGCAGATGACAGGCTGAGATTGACCGCTACTGTAGAGGTCTGGTTAAGGTTGCTGTTAGGCGCACGCTCAGCGCCCCATCCGAATAAAATCTCTGTTGGAAAAGGCGTATCAAACGCAATATCGAACCATCCGTTAGAATCTGCTGCACCTGAGACGGCCTTGATAATAAAGCCGTTGGGTAATTTCGCAGTCAGCTTCCTTGAGCTGGAATCCCCGCTCACAGTCAGGTCATAAAATGACATGTCCGGGATCTGTTTTACGCCAGCACCGACCGCGCGTTTCGCGGCTTCGCCTAAACCGAGGTTTGTGAGAAGCAAAGCCCTGGCCCTGTACCGGCCCGCGCTGGCAAAATTGCGGCCATTTACGGGGAATGCAGAGTGCTAATCGGTTATATCAGGGTGTCAACAAATGACCAGAATACGGATTTACAGCGGTTAGCGTTGCAGAGTGCAGATTGTGAGCTGATTTTCGAGGACAGGAAAAGCGGCAAAAGCACAGATCGGCCGGGGCTAAAGAAAGCGCTGCGCTGCCTGCAGCCGGGCGACACGCTGGTAGTGTGGAAGCTGGATCGGCTCGGTCGTAGCATGCGGAATCTTGTAATGCTGACCGAGGAGCTGAGGGCGAGAGGAATTAACTTTCGCAGCCTCACCGACAGCATTGATACCATCACGCCAATGGGGCGTTTCTTCTTTCACATCATGGGCGCCCTGGCCGAAATGGAGCGTGAATTAATAGTGGAGCGCACCCGCGCCGGGCTGGCCGCAGCGCGAGAGCATGGAAGAATTGGAGGCAGGCGCCGGATTATGACCGGCGAAGTGATAGCCAAAGCTGAAAGAATGATCGCCAAAGGGGCGACGCTACAGCAGGTGTCTCTTGTTCTTGAAGTATCTGTAAAAACGCTCTATCGCTATATCCCGGCGGAGCGGCAGCGCACCCTGCGTGAATCTGTTTGGTGATATACCAGCGGGCCATGACAAAATGCGAAGCCCCGCCTGACCTGACACCCTGAGCACACCTTTAATCAGGAGTGCAACAGATGGCAGATTATCATCACGGTGTCCGCGTCGTCGAAGTCAACGACGGCACGCGCACCATCTCCACCGTATCAACCGCAATCGTGGGCATGGTCTGCACCGCGCAGGATGCAGACGCGGCAACCTTCCCGCTTAATACGCCCGTGCTGATCACCAACGTGCAGGGCGCCGTCGGCAAGGCTGGCAAAAAAGGTACGCTCGCCGCCGCGCTGCAGGCCATCGCCGACCAGTCAAAGCCCGTCACCGTCGTGGTGCGCGTGGCGGAAGACGCCGACGAGGCCGAAACCATCTCTAACATCATCGGCGGCACGGATGAAAACGGCCAGTATACGGGCATGAAAGCGCTGCTTGCCGCGCAGACCCAGCTTGACGTCAAGCCGCGCATTCTCGGCGTGCCGGGGCTGGATTCACTGGAAGTGGCAACCGCGCTTGCGGGCATCGCGCAGCAGCTGCGCGCCTTCGCCTACGTTTCGGCGTGGGAGTGCAAAACCATTTCCGACGCTCGCCTGTATCGCCAGAACTTCAGCCAGCGTGAAGTCATGGTGATCTGGCCGGATTTCCTCGCCTGGAACACCACGACCAGCAAATCCGATACCGCATACGCGACCGCACGCGCGCTGGGCCTGCGCGCCAAAATCGACAACGACACGGGCTGGCATAAAACCCTGTCCAACGTCGGCGTTAACGGCGTGACCGGCATCTCCGCGTCGGTATTCTGGGATTTGCAGCAGACCGGCACCGACGCCGACCTGCTCAACGAGGCGGACGTCACCACGCTGATCCGCAAGGATGGCTTTCGCTTCTGGGGCAACCGCACTTGCAGCGACGACCCGCTTTTCCAGTTTGAGAACTACACCCGCACCGCGCAGGTGCTGGCCGATACGATGGCCGAGGCGCACATGTGGGCAGTAGACAAGCCGCTGACGCCGGTACTGGTGCGCGAAATTATCGCGGGCATCAACGCGAAATTCCGCGAGCTGGTCAGCGCCGGTTATCTGCTGGGCGCGTCTGCCTGGTACGACGAGAGCGCCAACGACAAAGACAGCCTGAAGACGGGCAAACTCTTTATCGACTACGGCTATACGCCGGTTCCGCCGCTGGAAGATTTGACCCTTCGCCAGCGCATCACCGACACCTATCTGGCGAACTTCGCCGCGTCCGTTAACAGCTGAGGATCTGGATAAATGGCACTGCCACGCAAACTGAAGGGCATGAACCTTTTCAACGACGCCAACAGCTATCAGGGCGTCGTGACCGCCGTCACGCTGCCCAAGCTGGCGCGCAAGCTCGACCCGTTCCGCGCGGGCGGCATGAGCGGCGCGGCCTTTATTGATAACGGTCTGGAAGATGACGCGCTCGATATGGAGTGGAGCATCGGCGGCATGGATGAGCTGGTTCTCACGCAGTGGGGCGCCTCTGACATTCCCCTGCGCTTTACCGGCTCCTACCAGCGCGACGATACCGGCGAGGAAATCGCGGTAGAGATTGAGGTGCGCGGTAAACACCAGACCTTTGATTTTGGTGAGGCCAAGCAGGGCGAGGATACGGAAATCAAAGTCACCTCAAAGAACACCTATTACAAGCTGACCTTTAACGGCAAAGAGCTGATTGAGATCGACACCATCAACATGGTGGAGAAGGTCAACGGCACCGACCGACTGGAGCAGCGCCGCAAGAACCTCGGCCTGCTTTAACCCTGACGCTGGCGCCCGGCGCGGCGCTGGCCTTACCTGACTACAGTGAACAGAGATAGCGAACATGGAACAGAACGAAAATACCGTTGTACTGGAAACCCCGCTGAAGCGCGGCGACACCGAAATCAAGCAGATTGACGTCATTAAGCCAACGGCCGGAAGTCTACGCGGCGTGCGCCTGGCCGATCTGTGCCAGTCGGACGTAGACGCCCTGCTGACCGTGCTGCCGCGCATCACCCTGCCAGCGCTGACAAAGAGCGAGTGTAACGCCCTCGATCCGGTTGACCTGATTGTGCTGGGCGGCAAGGTGATCGGTTTTTTGCAGTCGAAGTCGGACGAATAGACTGGCCGCACGGCCTGACGGTTAATGACCTGATGGCCGACATCGCCACGATATTCCACTGGCAACCCTCCGAGATGTACGACATGCCGCTGGCCGAGCTGATGGACTGGCGGCATAAAGCCTTTATCCGCAGCGGAGCAAACCCGGATGAGCAATAACCTCAAGGTGCAGGTGCTGCTGAATGCGGTAGACAAAGCCTCGCGCCCCTTCAAGGCCGTACAGGCCGCCGCTAAAAATCTGTCGTCTGACATACGCCAGACGCAGGCAACCATCAAGGAGCTGGACGCGCAGGCGGGCAAAATCGATGGCTTTCGCAAAGCCAGCGCGCAGCTGGCTGTCACGCAGCAAAACCTCAAGGACGCAAAGCAGGAGGCGGCAGCGCTGGCAATGGCATTCAAGAATGCCGAGCGCCCGACCGCGCAGCAGGCCCGCGCACTGGAGAAGGCGCGGCAGGCGGCGGTTGAGCTGCAGACCAAATCTAACGCGCTGCGCCAGTCGGTGCAGCAGCAGCGCGATGCGCTGCGTGACGCAGGGATTTCCACGCGCAACCTGAGCAGCGAGCAGCAGCGCCTTAAAACCGGCTCGGCGCAGGCAACCGTCAGCCTGAGCCGCCAGAAGCAGGAGCTGCAGCGCCTGAACGCGCAGCAGGAGCGGCTGAACATGACCAGTGAGCGCTACCGCAAGGGGCAGGAGCTGTCCGCCAGGGTGCGCAACGCGGGCGCCGCCGGTGTCGGAGCGGCGACGGTTGGCGCGGTTGCTGCTTCATCGGTGCTGCGCCCCGGCTATGACTTTGCCCTGGCAAACTCAACGCTGCAGGCAACCCTCGGCCTTGATAAAAACTCGCCTGAATTCCAGTCCCTGCGCACGCAGGCGCGCAGCATCGGCGACAACACCGCCGCTTCGGCGAATGACGCCGCTCAGGCGCAAATCATCATCGCCAAGTCTGGCGGGAACGTTGACGACATCAAGGCGGCTACGCCGGTTACGTTGAATATGTCGCTAGCCAATAACCGCACGATGGAAGAAAGCGCCAAGCTGCTGATGAGCACGAAAAACGCTTTCGGGCTGGCTAACAGTCAGGTTGCCCACCTAGGCGATGTGATTTCCGCCACGCTTAACAAAACCGCCGCCGACTTTGACGGGCTAAACGATGCGCTGACCTACATCGCGCCGGTTGCGAAAAACGCTGGCGTCAGTGTCGAGCAGACGACGGCCATGATCGGGGCGCTCGCAAAAGAAGGCACAACGGGCAGCATGGCCGGAACGGGAGTACGCGCCATGCTGCTGCGCGTACAGGCGCCAACCGGCGAAGCCTTCAAAGCCATCAAGGAGCTGGGCGTCAAAACCGCCGACAGCAAAGGCAACATGCGCCCCTTCTTCACCATCCTGAAGGAATTGCAGAAGTCCTTTGAGAAAAACAAACTCGGCACGGCGCAGCAGGCGGAATACCTGAAAACCATCTTCGGGGAAGAGGCGGCATCGTCCGCCGTCACGTTGATGAAAAACGCGGCTAATGGTGAACTGGACAAGCTGACAAAGACGTTTCAGGGATCCGACGGCAGCACGGAAAAGCTGGTCAAGGTGCAGCAGGACAATCTCGGCGGCGACTTCAAAGAGCTGCAGTCAGCTTACGAGGCGCTCGGCACCGATATTTTTGACCAGATGGACAACAGCCTGCGCACGCTTACGCAGGACACCACAAACTTCCTGCTGCAGATAGATAAGTGGGTGCAGGCCAACCCAAATCTATCTAGTGGCATAGCCAAAATCGCTGCAGCCGGGACGATTATTGTAGGCGCGCTGGGCGCCATCGGGCTTGTTGCCTGGCCGGTTATTACGGCCGTTAACCTGCTTGTTGCCGGGGCAGGTTTTCTCGGTACGGCATTCAGCATAGCGGGCGGCGCCATTGCAACAGCGCTCGGCGCCATCTCGCTGCCAATAGTCGCCGTTGGGGCGGCAATTGTGGCCGGGGCGCTTCTGGTGCGGAAATACTGGGAGCCAATCAAAGCCTTTATTGCTGGCGTCGCCGAGGGTTTCAGCGCCGCGATGGGGCCGATAGGTGATGCATTCAGCCCGCTAAAGCCCGTCTTTGAATGGGTGGGCAATAAGCTCAAAGAGCTGTGGGACTGGTTTGGCAAACTGCTGGAACCGGTGAAGTCCACGCAGTCAGAGCTGGCGTCTGCCGGTGAGATGGGTAAGAAGTTCGGCAACATGCTGGCGCAGGCGCTGAAAATACCCGGCGAGGCACTGAGCCAGCTGCGCAGCGGCATCGACTGGGTACTAGAAAAGCTCGGCATCATCGACACTAAATCCGACGGACTGAAAGACAAAGTGAAGTCCCCGGATCTGGTGGCGACAGGCGGCGCGGGCGTCGATACCGGCGGGCAGCAGTATAACCTTGCTTACGGCGGCGGCTCGTACAAGCCGGTTCCGTCGCCGTCTGCCGGGGGCGGGTATACCGACCGCAGCCAAAATACCTACCAGTATGAAATCAACATGCACGACGGCATGAGCAAAGACGATGCGCTGGCGCTGATGGCGCAGCACAGGGAAAAAGAGCAGCGCAACCGGCAGGCGCAGAACCGCAGCAAAATGGGCTGGGAGGATTAAACGATGATGATGATTTACGGCATGCTGCCGTTTATGCGCCAGACCCTGCCTTACGGGGGTCTGCAGCAGAATATCGACTACCGCTGGCCGACTAACAGCCGATTCGGGCAGCGGCCGGCCGCGCAGTTTATTGGGCCCGGCGACGAGAAAATCACGCTGTCCGGGGAGCTGCGACCGGAGATTACCGGCGGGGGCGTGGCGCCGCCAACCCTTCGGCCCCGCGCCCAC